TCAGCACTTGATGCAGGCGAGCAGGGCGACGTTGCGGGGACGAGTTTCAACTCCACCGAAAGCTTGAGCAAGACCCAGACCGGTATTGGAATTGATAGCCCCATTACCGCCTTGCGCTCCTGCCAAGCCCGGACCACTTGAGCTTCCTCCAGTATTAAATCCCCAGGCTATAACATCGTGTTGATGTGCGCGCAGCTCATCTCGTTCCAACGAGCCGAATTTTCTGTCGGCTTGTCCTGGCACATCGGACGCTGGCCTTCCGCCAATCCATCCCCGCACGAATTCGCCGCGCAAGTCTGGTAGTACGAATGTTGTCGAGCCATCTCCCACGCCGTAGCAAATGCCAATGGCAGCGAACAGCGGCGCGTAATCCTTGCGTGATACGGCGCGGCCATCGGCAATTAACCAGCCGGCAGGCGCGTCTTTCATCGCGAAGTACGCCACCATGCCGGCAGGCGCCGCTGCGTTGACCTGGGTCGATGTGGCGCCATCGGCGATGCCATAGCCGGCCAGCGTGGCGGCCTTGTCGGCCTTGCCGGCAAGCAGCTTGGCGATGCTGGCGGCGAAATTCTGGTCGTTGCCCAAAGCCGCCGCCAGTTCCTGCAGGGTATTGAGCGCGCCAGGCGCGCCGGCCACCACGCCGTCGATGGCGGTTTTCAAATCGGTTTTGCTGGCGCCGTCGACGATGCCGTAGCCGGCCAGCGTAGTGGGTTTTTGGGCGCCGCCCCAGGCCATGTTCTGCACCGCTTGCAGCAACTGATCCTTGCGTGTCGGATCGGCATTCTGGCCGTTGTTCTTGATGACGGTCAGCACTTCCTGCTGGGTGGATTGAATGGCGGCCTGGGCATTGTTGAGCCAATCGGCGCTCAGCACGGTGCCAAGAGTGCCGTTGGCGGGGTTGCCGTCGTGGAACAGATTGTCGTCGCTGCTTATCGGCTTGAGAATGTCTTGCAAGGCATGGTCTCCTGCTGGGCAAAAAAGGAAATCGGCCGAGGCCGATGACAGATGTCGTGGAATTGGCGACGATTGTGCAGGAGGCGCGAAAGAAGGATCAGCGGACGCACGTCAGTACTGACGTCCATCCGCGCAATGAAAAACCGCGCCGGCAGGCGCGGTGGCTGGTGGGGCGGCCCGGCATGGCCTGGGGGAGCGCGAGACCGGGCTTGCGCAGATGTTCAAGCCCGGTTCGTGTCACGGCTTGCGCAAGGCGGTGAGGATGCTGGGCATCAGCGCCTGGTACTCGGTCAGGCCTTTTACTTGATAACCTTGCGCCGTGGGATGCACGCCATCGGATAGCAGCGCTTTCCAGTTCGGCAAGGCGGTCCATATCTTGTAGTGCTGGATGATCTGGATTTTGCGCTGCTCGGCTACCAGATTCATGGCATCAACGTAGGCGGCCAAGTCTTTCCGGTCGGGGCTGGTCGAGGGCGTGGGCTCGATCAATATCGGCACTTTCCCCGCGGCAATGGTGATATCCACCAAGCTGCGAAGATCATCTGCAAATTGAATTGTGGATCGATGGCAGACGAAATGGTCATTCAAGCCAAAACCAAAAGTGATGATGTCCGCTTTTGTACGCTTTACCCTGTCGCGCCAGGCCGGCGTCTTACCTTCTCCATGCAATAGCTGGATGGCGCAGGAGTTGGAAACTCCCTTGTTGGCGATGGATGCGGCCGGACCAAACCGCTTGTTTATGTTGAGGTAGATGATATCAACGCTAGATCGTTTAGCCTGTTGCAGTCGCCCACTGTAAAAAGAAAGTCCGGTTGTGGTCGAGTCGCCATATTGTTCAATGCTGATTCCCGCATAGGCCTGCATGGCAAACAGGAGCAGGGCTGGAATAGTTGGTAAAAGCTTCATTTCCCCATTCCTTTGATAAATTTCTTGCCGGGTTTTTCAATGTAATTGAATGACAGTCTGGATATGGTCAATACCATGCCAGTCATGATAAGAAATTGGATTGGGCTTTTAAGGTTCACATTCAATCCCCACGCATATTTCATGAAATATTCTACAAAGATCAACATAATCCAGTGCGTCATGCATATGGCGTAGGAGCACTCCCTAGCCATTCCAGCGCGCCGCTCATGGAAGCATTTTTGTAGACGCCCTCGAGCAAGGCCAATGAGATGACGGCAGCAGCACTTATGGGAACGATCAGAAATTCTGCATGCTCAAAGTGTGGCCACCCAGCGATAAGGCAGAACTGAAATACGATAGATAGCAAGGCCAGGAGGATGATTGAAATTCTGGATCGCTTCCCAATGGCAGGGAGGATTTTCTGATATGCAGCATAGCAGAGCACCCCTGCAGTCATGCCTGCTATCCCACGGAGCATTCCGGTATTGATAAAACCGATATTTTTATAAAAATCGCCAAGGCTGCCAATGCTGAAGAAGAGAGTGGAGTATGCAAGCATAAAGGCAGCAATGCAAAATGCGAGTAAGTATTTGCGCATTTTCAGCGCGATGCCGGCAAGCAGAATGTTAATCCAGAACTCGACTGAGATGGACCATGCAGGGGCATTCCAGGAGGGGCCACCAGGAGTCAGTCCAATATTATTCAGCAACAGTAAATGTAAAGATAATGTATATGTTCTTCCATCTTGATACGACCAGCCTTGTTCCAGCCATTGTCCCTTGGTGATTTCCACAAACCAGATATTCAGGAACATCAGGATAAAGAGTGTGGCAAGGTGTAATGGATAGAGGCGGGCTACCCGGTCGCGGATGAAGCTGCGAAGGAAGTTGGAGTTGGATAGTTTATCTTTGTAAGCATGGGTTAAAACAAATCCGGAGAGTATGAAGAAATAATCTACAGCGAGCTGGAATTTCTCCATGGCGAAAAGCGTCTTGGCATGACCAAAAAAAACTATCATGGCAAATGCAAAGCGCAAAAAATCTAGATAAACAAAACGAACAGGTGATTGGGGTATGATTTCAACTTGTTTTTGATGAATATTGGCTTGTTTTTATGTTAACTCAAATTGCCATTCGGCAGCTCAGTATTCTCAGGGAAATCAATGCAGGTTGTCCAGAGCGCGACATCATATTTTTGGTTAGGCGTCAGTATGTTACAAGCTTGATCACTATTCAATAGCAGGCAACGGCGGGCCATGAAAAACCGGCACAGAGCAAGGCGTCTGCGCCGGTATGGGTTATGTTTTTTTAAGGTGTAATTTTCTGGTAAACATATGCGCCACTGTTGCCTGGCGTATTGGGCGCCGGGTCGTACAGTTGTGTGCAACCATAAGACCCGGCTTGGGTTCCGGATGCATCCAGCCATGCTAAACCATCAGCGCAGTAGCCAACTTTTTTGCTGTTTCGGCTCCAACCGTTGGCGGCATATATGGCCCCACTGTATACGGCATAGAAACCGCAGTTGCAATTATCAGCGGTTGCCATATACGCGTAGATAGTGCCGCCCCGACCGGCGAGATAACCGATGTCAGCGTTGCTGGCTTTGCCGCGGCGGCCATTCGGCACGGCGGGGCTAGGATTGGCGCCACTATTCCAAATCAGGCCCCCCCATTCCGCCTGGAAGGCATTGGTGGCCTGGTCGACGGCGGTGCCATCCGCCCAGAGATAGGAGTTGCTTGCGCTTACGCAGCCTTGGAAGACATTGGAAATGCTGCTGACGCTCAACCAGGCCTTGCTGCCCTCTACGCATTGCAGGCCGGAGGACATGAGGCTGGGCATATCGGGGTTGACAAATGCGGGCGTGGTGGTGGAGACATTTATTCCCAGGCCGGTGATCGCGCAATTGTGCAGGATGGCATGGGCGCCGCCGATGATGGATGCCGCCCAGCCCTTGATTCCGGAAATGCGGATTTTTACGAAATTGCCGCTGGCATTCTGATCCACTTCCAAACCGGCGGCTGCGCCTTCCAGCACGATGGTGCCGGGGTCGGAGTAGACCACCGCGGCTTCCTCCACCCGCAGGCAACGGTAGCTCCAGTGATTGGCGCTGGCTTCGCCGACGATGTGGAAGCCGGAGAAGTTGACGCCGGACACCCGGCTGAATACGACGCCGTTGCTGAGTTTGTTGGCGTCCGGGGTCAGTACGATCTTGCAAGCCGATGGATTGGCGGTGTTGCCCTGGATCCGGATGCGGCTGGCGAAGGGCTGATTGTTAAGCCAGATGCCGGAGGTGGCGTACTGGCCGTCGGCCACCTGGATCAGCACGTCGGCCTGCAGCACCTTGCCGATCAGGCTGTTCCAGGCATCCTGGATGCTGGCGAAGGCTTTGCCGGGGCCGACTTGCAGCGTGGTGTAGCCTTGCACGCCCCAGTCGCTGGCTTTCATTGCGTCGACAATGCCGTAGCCGGCCAGGGTGGAGGCTTTGTCGGCTTTGCCGGATAACAACTTTGTGACCGATGCCGCGTAGTTGGAGTCATTACCCAAGGCCGCCGCCAGCTCCTGCAGGGTATTGAGCGCGCCGGGCGCGCCGGCCACCACGCCGTCGATGGCGGCTTTCAGGTCGGTCTTGCTGGCGCCGTCGGCGATGCCGTAGCCGGCCAGCGTGGATGGCCGTTGCGCACTGCCCCAGGCGATGTTCTGCACCGCTTGCAGCAACTGGTCTTTGCGTGTCGGGTCGGCGTTCTGCCCGTTGTTCTTGATGACGGTCAGCACCTCTTGCTGGGTGGACTGGATGGCGGCCTGGGCATTGTTGAGCCAGTCGGCGCTTACCACGGTGCCAGGAGTGCCGCTGGCGGGATTGCCGTCATGGAACAGGCTGTCGTCGGTGAGTACGGGCTTGAGGGTATCTTGCATGCGGGATCTCCGGGAGGGAAGGCGAGGGAGGCGTTGGCGGCTGCCAGCGCCGGGGATGGAGCGGGGGATTACGGCTGGTAGGCGAAGTAGACGAAGGTGTGCGCGGGCTTGAGGTCGTTGAACAGCTCTTCCAGCCTGGGGTCGCCGAAAGTGGTGAGGCGTTCGCCGGCCAGCGATTGCCCGGCGCGGAACTGGTAGGGGCGGACCTTGCTGCCGTATGCGGTGACCTGCCACACCCAGGGGATGTCGGCGCTCCACAGCGGCTGGCCGGCGCGGTTGACGCCGGCGCGGAACGGCTGCGGCTCGTCGATCCGGATCTGGTAGCCCATGCCGGCGGCCAGCCGGGTGAAGTAAGAGATGGACAGGCCGCCGGTTTCCGCCAGCTTGGCCAGCACCGCCTGCTGGCGTTGCTGGTAGGGCGCGTCGGCGGCCGGCATCAGCCCGCATACCCGTTCCCAGTCCGGCAGCAGCGCCTCGGCGGCCAGCGGGGTGACCGCGCCGGCTAGCTGGCGGGCGCTGTTCTGCGCCCGGTCCAGCGCCGCGCCCTCGCTGGCCAGCTCGGCCTGCAGCCGCGGGCCATCGGGGCTGTAGCTGGCCGGCGGCAACAGCCGGGTCAGCAAGTCCTGGTAGGGAGGCTGCGGCATCATGGCATGGCCCTCAGCGTCAGTTTGCCCAGCCGCAGCCATTCCACCTTGCCGGCGTCGGAAACCGGCGCGACATTGCCGGCGGGGGCGTTGAGTTGGCGGTCCTGCACGCCGGGCAGGTCGGAGATCAGCGCCTCGATCCGGCTCCTGACCAGGCGCTCGCCCGGGGCGAGGCCGGCGAAGTAGGCCTGCAGCGTTTGCTGCAGCTGCGGCGTGAAAACGTCCAGACTGATGCCGCCCAGATTGAGCGCGAGGTCGATGTCGACCGCGCGCGGGGTCGGCGCCAGCACCAGGCAGCTCTTGGCGGTGACCGGCCGCAGATCTTCAATATGGTCTTGGACCTTGGCTAGCGTGGCGGTGGAGGGCAGGCCGCCGTTGGCGGTGATGACCACGTCCACGGTGCCCAAGCCGCGGCGCAACGGGTAGACATAGGCAGCGCTTACGCCGTCTATTTCCATCGCCCAGCGCCGGTAGTCGTGCTGGTTGCCGCCGGCGGGGGGGCGGCGGATCAGTTCCAGCAGCCGGCCCAGCAGCGCCTGGTCGTCTTCCGTGTCGGTTGCGCCCTTCATTGTCATCAGCACGGCCTTGCTGGCCACGCCAGGCGGCGCCTGCATCAGCTCCACCTGCAGATTGTCAGGCTGGTTGCCGCTGCTGCCTGGCAGATTGGCCAGGATGGGCAGATTGGCCTGGCCGTTCGCATCCAGCCGGTCCGGCGCGGGGTTGCCTTGCGTATCGAAGGCCTGCGAGGCGTATAACTGATCGCCTATCCGCAATTGCAGCCCACCTGCTGCCAGGGCGCCGGGCGTGCCGCTGATCTGCAACCAGCCTGCGGCCGCGGTGGCCGCCTTGCGCACGATGCCGCGCAGGCGGGCGTGCTGTTCCAGGTCTTCGCGGTCGGCGGTGTCGGGGAAGATCTGGCGGGCGACCCAGCTTTGGTGCTGGTACAGTCCCTCCACCGCGCTGGCCACCGAGCTGGCGCGGACGAAGTAGTCGCTGTCCGGGCCGGTGTCGGCGTCGGCGCGCAGATTTTGCAGGTCGCGCAGCAGCGTATCGCGGATGCTGGCGAAATCGGGGGTGGACAGGGGCATCAGGCTATCCTCACTTGGTGTTGGAAATGTCGGGTGTGGCCGCCAGTCTCGGCGGCTTCTATCTGCAGCAGCAGCCGGCCAGGGCCCTGCCGTTGCGAAGACACCTGGATCCGGCTGGCGCGGCCGTCTTGCTGCAAGGGCTGCAGCGCTTGTTCTGCGTATTGGCAGGCCAACAGGTCGATGCGGCTGCTGTCCTTGCTGCGGGTGAGCTCATGCAGGCGCGAACCCAGCGCGGGGTCTGCCCACCAGCCGCCCAGCGGCGTCATCAGGCGCAGATAGACGGCGTTGGCGAGGGTGTCGGTGGCGGGGCCGGCGTAGTCGCCGGTGGCGGGGTCCAAGAGTGGGTCCATGGCTATTGTCCTGGGATGGGGGATGGGGCGGCAGGGGACGCCGGTCAGTGGCGCGGCTTATTTCGGCGGGCTGGTGGGGCCGTTCGGCGCGTCGTGGGTGTGGGAAACCAGGCTTTTGCCGCCGGCCTTCACGTCGCCGCTGGCGGTCATCGCGCCGTTCAGCTTGATGTCTCCGGTGACGCTGGCACCGCCGCCGCCCTGGATGGCCAGGCCGCCGTTGCCGCTGATCTGGCCTTGGGCCACCAACTGTTGGCTGGTCTGCAGCGTGGGGGTGGTGAAGCCGGCCTGTTGGCTGGCGTCCACCTGCATGCTCTGGCATTTCAGCGCGACGCTGTCGCTGGCGTTGACCTGCATGGTCTTGCAGTTCAGCACGAAGCTGTCGCAGGTGGCTTCGATGATTTTGCCGCGTTTGAGCACGACCTTGCTGCCTTCGTCGCTGTACAGCGCCACTTCTCCCGGTTGCAGCGATTGCAGCCGGTAGCTGCCGTGCTCGGTGGCCAGCACCACGCTGTGGCTGGTGCGGCCGCCCAGCGGCAGCACCATTGCCATGCTGCCCGGCGGCGGGTTGGAGGTGTAGCCATAGTGCTGGAACAGTTCGGCGTCTTGCAGCTGTTCGCCGGCCAGGCCTTCGGCCTGCACCGTCTGCACGCCGCCGCCGCTGTCCACATGGGTGAGCGCGGCGCGGAAGCCCTGGCGCACATTGCTGAAGGCGCGGCGGATGCGGTGGTCTACTTCATGCCACATGGCGTGTGTCCTTTCATTTGTTGCCGGCGCGCATCGCCGGAATCCAGCACTTGTCTTCCTTCAGCGTCAGCCGGGTGGTGCTGCCCTGGCCGCGGCCGCCCTCGAAGGTGCGCGCCATCAGGAAATAACTGCCATTGACGCCGTGCGGCTCGCTTTCCACTTCGATGCGCTGGCCCGGCGTCCACAGCTGGCCGCGGCTGTCGCGGTGTCCGGCCACGGTGGCGGACAGGGTGTAGCCGGCCAGGCGGGCGTCGGCCAGCATCTTGTCGGCGCGCGCGGCCAGCTCAGCCTGGCTGGCGGCGTCCGGCTCCACCTGGATGCGCGGCTTGTGGTAGCAAACGTCGGAGTCGTAGGACTGGTGCTGCAGGCGGTGGCGGCCCGGCGTCAGCGCCTGGCCGTGGCCTTGGCCCAGTAGGGTCAGCTCGGAGTAGCGCTGCGCGTGGGAGCGGGTTTCGGACAGGCTGATCACGTTATTGCCCTTGCCGTCGCGGCGCAGGATCAGCCGCGCGCTGGCCGGTTGGCTGTAGTCCGGGCCGCCCACCACCAGGGTGCCGTCCGGGTCGAACCAGGCGGTGAGGCCGTTGGCCTGGGCGGCGCGGCTGAGCACGTCCCAGGCGCTGTTGCCGGGGTCCACGCTGATTTTCTCGATCTGGCCCCGGCCCTTGGCGTCCACCCGGACTTTGCTGATGCCCAGCGGCCTCACCACATTGTCCAGCACGTCCTGCAGCGTCATGTTCTTGGCGGTGAGCAGCGGCGCGCTGCAATCGAGCAGCATGCCGGCCAGGTCGCGGCCGGACAGCGACAGCTGATGGCTGTCGGAAGCCACGCTGTGACTGATGTCGTCCACCCGGCCCATCAGTACGGTTTCCTCTCCCACCATCACCTTGATCATCGCGCCCGGCTCCACCTCGGGCGGGAAGACGCCGCCGGGCAGGCCCAGCGCCACTTGCCAGCCGTCTGCGGGGACGGTCAGGTCGGAATCGATGGAGTAGTGGGTCCAGTCGCTGTGCTGGCGGCTGGCGATCTGCAGGCTGACGGTGTTATCTGGCGCGGCGGGTTTAGTGGGCGTAGCCATGGATCACGGTTCCCGGGGTCAGGTGGTTGGGATAGGCCAGCTGCGGGTTCAGCCGCAACAGCTCGGCGGCGCGCTCGCTGTCGCCGTACCACAGGTGGGCCAGCTGGCGCAGGTTGGCGCTGGCTTCCACCTTGCGCGTGATCAGCGGCGGCTTGGCGGCGATCAGGCTGGCCGCGCCCTGCTGCACCTGCAGGCCCAGTTCGCGCAGGCTGTCCACCACCTGGTAGGCGGCGTCGGACGGCATGCTGGCGCGCCATTGGTCTATGGTGGTCTGCAAGGCGCCGCGCACGTCGCCGGCGATCTGCTCCAGCGCCGGCGGCGTCAGCGTGGCCTGGCTGGCCTCGCTGCCGAAGATGCCGGCGGCGGCGCTGGCCAGCTTGGTGGAGACGTTCAACTGCAGCAGCGCGTCTATCCGTTGCTGGTCGCTGCTCCACACGGTGAGGGCGGCGCCGGCGCTAAGCGGCGCGGTGCCCTGGCGTATCTTGTCCGGCAGGCCGTCCAACCGGCGGCGCAGCGCGTTCCAGTCGGTCAGGGTGGCGGCAGGCAGGCTGGCGGCGGTTTTCAGCGCCGGCAGCGGGCCAAGGTCCACCGCGATGTCGAATTTCCAGTCGGCCACCTGGTCCACCAGCGCGCTCACCTGGCTGACGAAGGCCTGCGGATAGGCCAGCAAATCGTTGACCTGGGCCACCGCCTGGTTGGCCATCCCGGCCAGCGCCTTGACGGTGCTGGTCAGCTGCTGGCGCAACGCGCCCAGCCGCGCTAGCGCGCCCTTGGCGGTGGCGACCAGCGCTTGCGCCTTGGCGTAAGCCTCGCCTGCCATGCCGCGCAGCTTGTCCACCTGGGCGTTGATGGCCTCGCTTTGCTGCCGCGGCTTGTTCTGCGTGAAGAAGGGATTGCCCGGTGTGGCTTCCAGCCAGTTGACGTCCACGGTGCAGGAGTCCGGCGTGTCGGCGTCGTGGCTGATCTGGTAATCCACCACCTGCGCCTGCGGCATGCTGCCGAATACCGGGTGCACCAGCTCGCCGGGGCCGGCGGTGTCCAGCGCGGCGATGAATTGCCGCAGCCGGTGCTGGTAGTCCTTGCCCCAGAACATCACGCTGAGCGATACCTTGCGCGCCTTGCGGCCCAGGTCCTCGACGTCGGCGCCGTCCAGGTAAGGGTATTCGTGCACCGCCTGGTCGCGCTGCGCGCTGTCCTGGCTTCTCAGGCAATCGAAGCGTACGCCGCGGAAGCTGGCGTCCACCAGAGGGCCGGCGGACAGGCCGGCGAACACATTGAGGCTGAACATCAGCTCCTCCTTTGTTGTTGGCTGTTGGCGGCGTTGACGGCGGCGACGATGTTGCCGTGCTGGACGTCGACGACTACGCGGAGGGGTTGGTGGAGCTGGGCGACGGCGGCAGCGAACTGGTTGACCAGGACCTGGAGCTGGGGCAGCAAGGATGCTGCGGCGCTGTCGCCCTTGCCCTTCGGCTGCGGCTGGGGAGGCTTGGCCGCAGTGGTCTGCGGCGCGCCTGGTCTCGCAGTCGCTGGCGCGTTCGCGCCGGCAGGAATGCTTGGCCGGGTTCCGGCCTTCTGAGCCGAGGCCGCCGGAGACGACGCCGGTGTGCCGGGAGCCTGACGATGGTCTATCTTATTGCCCAGCATCGCCCCTGCCTTGTCTCCCAGCGTTTCTCCCAGCCAGCCCCCCACGGCGCGTCCGGCCATGGCGCCCAACGCCGCGCCGGCGGGGCCGCCCAGCATGCCGATCGCTCCGCCCACCACACCGCCGATCGCGGAGCCGCCGAAACCGCCCAGCTGTCCGCCGACGGCGCGTATCTTGTTGCCGACGGTTGAGTTGGGGTTGGACAGCACCTGGTAGGCGCCAATGGCCCCGGTGGCGAGCCCCACGATACCGGAAGCCTTGCCGGCAATGCGCAGGCCGCCTTTCAGGAACCCGCCCAGTATGCCGCCGCTCTGCCTCAGTGAGTGGCCGCCGGATCCGGCCATGCTGCGCAGCTTGGCGGGAAGCCCTGTGCCGGATTGGGCGGTTTTTTGCAGCATGCCCTTGGTTTTTGTGGCCAGTTGGCTGAATATGCCGGTACTTTTCTCCGATGCGCCGGCACGGGTGGGCCCGGAGGAGCGGGACGAGGAGGGAGTGGCTTGGGGCCCTTGGAGCTTTTTAGAGGCCGAACCGGATTTTTGCGGAGCGGTTTTACTCTTGGATGATCGATTTCCGCTTGCGTTCTTGCCCTGTTTGCCTCCGGGTTTGGAGGGCAGGGACGGCGTGGATCCATCGGCGCCTTTGGCGATCTTGCCGACGATGGCGACCACCCCGGCCAGCGCCGAGCCGAACGTCAGCAGGGCTGCGGCGCAGTCCAGCAATGGCGAGACGATTTCGCTGTAGTTGGCTTTTTGGTCTCCGAGAATCTGACTGGCTCGCTTGTTCTGTTCGCTGTTCGCCAGCGCGCTTTGCTGGCTTTGATCCTTGAATTGGGCGCTTTCCCGCATCATTTGGACATTGTTGTCGTAACGGGTCAGGTTTTCTTGGCTGACGCCATTCTTCCCGACTTTTTTCAGTAGATCCGGCAGCCATTTGTCGGCTTCGTCCGGATGGTAGTCGGCCGGTTTTGCGGCGGCTTCGGCCAAGGCAAAACGCAGGTTTTGGTTGATCTTGTCGGCGTCGGGCGGCGATTTCGCTTGATCCTTGGCATCCTTTTTGTCCTCCCCTTGTCCGACGGCGGCCTCGGCAAGCTTCTGCGCGCTGACCCCCAGAGCCTGTCCGCCGTTGACCAACTGCGGCAATAGTTTTTCGGCATCATTGAGTTTCACACCGTTCTGCAACAGCGTGGTCAGCGCCGCCGCCGCGTCATCTCTGCCGCCGCCGGCGGCAACGACGATCTTGTCCAACTGGGCCATGCCCTGTTTTCGTCCCGACATATCGCGTTCGGGAAAAGCAAGATTGGCGAGCTGGCGCAGCTGGTGATCGGCGGCATCGGCTTTGCGCGCCATGTTGACCATGCTGTCGCCGGCTTTCTTAACATTTTCCGGCAGCTTGCCGAGCTGCTCCGCCGCGTCTTTGCTTGTTTCCCAGGCGCTTCCCTGTTCTTTTCCTGGCATCTCGTCTTCCTTTCAATCATGAAAAACAGGCGTCCCCGTCACCCCATCGAGGAGACGAGGGACGCCTGCAACCGGCTGGCGGCCTGCAGATAACCATCCAGTTCAGACTCGGTCAGCTGTCTGATCCGGGGTTCGCTCAGTCCGTAGCGGCCGAGGAGGAGGACGGCTTCACGGTAGTCAGCGAGGCGCTTTTCGCGTTGATCCGCTTTTTTTTAAGCGCGTTGCGCATGTCGATCAGCAGTTCGAAGTCATCGTCCACCAGATTGGCCGACAGGAAATCGGTGGTGATGGCTTCCGCCGGCATGCCGCCCAGCTTGGTCAGGCAGCGCGCGGTGAGCGCCAGGTTAAATAGCAGGTTGGAGTCGGCGCCGACTTCGTCGATGGCCGCGATGCTGTCGGCGACCATGGGCAGGCGCAAGTCGACGTCGTAATGCATTTCGCCTTGGTATTCCACGCCGTAGCGCAGTCGTGCTTGTATGATGGCCATCACTCCACCACCTTCCGCAACGACATCAGCTTGATATCGCGGCGCGCCTCGTTTTCCACGCCGTACTTCTCGCCCACCTCCAGCGTGAAGCAGTCCAGATAGCTGGTGCGCTTGCCGCCGGCGAGCGGGAACTCGGTCAGCTTGGCGCCTTCCACCGCCTCCCAGTCCAGGTCGCCGGTCAGCGGGATGGATACGGTGACGGACAGGTCGTACTCGGTGATGCCGCGGGCGAAGCCGCGGGCTCTGCCGCTGGAGTTCATTGTCTTCACCAGTTTGCGGCCGGTCTTGCTGCTGACGTTGAGGTCGATCACGTCGATTTCCTGGCCGTTCACTTCCAGGACGATCGAGCCTGCGTATTCTTTCAAAGCCATGGGATGTTCCTTTTCGATTCAGGGAGGGGCCAGCCGGGAGCGCCGGCCGGCGTCAAGCAGGGTTAGGGAGGGTTTACAGCAAGAGGTCGATGCGGCCGGCGAACACGTGCAGGCCGTTGACCACGTCCACCGGAATTTTGGCGTCCAGGCGGTTGGCGTCCTGCAGGTCGCGCTCGACGATCAGGCCGTCCTTGTTGGCGTCGACCTGTTCGATGATTTCCAGCTCCTCCAGCTTGTACAGCACGTCAAGCAGCTCGGAGCGCACCTTGGACGGCGTGCGGTCGGACAGCTTCTCGCGCGGGAAGCGCAGCGCGATGCGCTCGCGGCAGGCCTGGCGCACGTAGTCCAGCGTGCGGATGGTGGTGATGTCCAGCAGCGACACGTCGTCCACGCCTTGCGCGTCCTTGGTGTAGGTGCTGATGGCCCGCACGATCTGCACGCGGTTGCCGGCGGCCACTTCCAGCGGGGTGACGCCGCTGTACAGCGCGCTTTCCTGTTCGGTGCGGCTGGTGCGGAAAGCCAGGTCCACCACGTCCAGGCCGTTCAGCGCCAGGGTGTTAAGCGGACGGGCCGGATCTTCCTCGCTGGCGATCACCGCGGCGTAGGCGGCGGCCACGTCGCCCGGCAGCTTGGCCGAGCCGCGGTACCAGGCGGCGGTAATGCGGCCGCTGTCCAGCTTGGCCGATAGGGCGGCGGCGTCGGCGAGCGCGCCGGTGGTGGCGATCACGCCGATGGCGCCGCGCTGTTCCATCGGACCGGAGACGAAGTCCAGGTGCGCGCGCAGCGCGGTCAGGGCGGCGTCGGTGTTGAACGGGTTGACCACGATCTGGTGGCCGCCGCTGACCACCGCCGCCAGCGCCGGGGCGATGTCCGGGTCGCCGGCGCCGCCCTTCATCGGGGCGACGGCGACGCCGAGGCCGGCGATCTGTTCCTGCGCTTTCAGCGCGATGCCGTTGCCGATGCTGCCCTTGTGGCGGGCGGTGATGGTCAGCACTTCCTTGGCGGCGCTCGCGACTACCGGTAGGTCGGTGAGTTTGGCGATGGCGGCCAGGGCGTTGGCGGAGATCTTGGGCGCGTCGTCGCCGGCGGCGACGGGGACGTCGACGCGCACGCTGCCGATGTAGAGGCTCATCACGCCGGAGGCGGCGGCCGGGCCGCTGAAGGTGAAGGTGCCGGAAGCCGGGGTGCCGGCGGCGGCGTCGTCCACCGCGATCATGGTCAGCTGCAGGTAGGGATTGGCGTTGATGGCGGCGCGCGCCATCAGGTGGGCGTAGGAGCCGCGGCCGAAGGCCAGGGCGGCCTGCTCGTCGCTGAACACGTCCAGCGCGGCCAGCGCCGGCTGGGCGGCGTTCTTGCCGGGATTGGCCGGATCGTCGGCCATGCGCTGGCCTATCATCAGCACGCGCTGCGGGTTGCCCGGCAAGGTGCGGACCGCCAGCTTGGTGTTGAACTCAAAGTACTTGCCCGGTTTGCGGATGGATGCCGGGATCTGGTCGAAGCTGATGTTGGGGCTGGCCATAAGAGATGGACTCCTGATGCTGCGGTTGGGTGAGAGTGCCGCGCCGACTGGCGCGGCGACGGGAAAACAAGGAAGGCTTGCGGGGGCTTATTTGGGCGCCGGCTGGCTGACCACGTCCTGCGCCTTGACGTCGGGTTTGCCAGCCAGGCTGAAGTTGAGCTGGGTGCTTTGCCAGTTCTTGGACGGATCGTCCAGGCGGCCGCCGAAGCGGGAGAACAGCGCGTCGGCGTCGCTATCCTTCAACGGCGCCGGCCAGTGGCCGTTGTCCAGCGCCTCGTCCAGCCAGTAGGTGCTGAAGTCGCAGGCCACCAGGCTCCACGGCTGGCCGTCGCGCGGCGACTGGCCCAGCGGGCGGACTTTTTCCGGCACCAGCGGGTTGACCGCCAGGCCGAAATCCTGCGAGGCCAGCAGGCGGCGCACCGCGTAGACCAGTTGCCAGACGCCGGCGCCGCTGTAGCTGGCGTCGGCCTGCAAACGGTCGCCGACGATGACGGTGAACAGCGCGTTGGCCTTGTAGCGCTGGCGCTGGCTGGCGGACGGCTGGCTGGCGGTGATGCCGCCGGCCACGGTCCACACCGCCGGCAGCCGGGCCAGCGCCTGGGGATTGATGGCGGGGCTGGACTGGCCGGGGGTGAGCCGGCTGGCGTAGTCGCCGTGGGCCAGCTGCAGGCCGCACAGGGCGGTTTCGTCTAGGTCCGCCGCCACTTCGCGCACCATGCGCGCCAGGCCCTGGTGCAGGCGGTCGGCGATGGCGGTTTGCAGTGAAATCAGCATGGACATGGGGCATTCCTTGAGGAGCGTCGGAGGATGAGGCGGATTGTGGCGCGGGACGGCGCCGGGACTTAGTTGAGCGGTGTCAGTGCAGCACGCGCTTGAGGAGTTCGCCGGCCAGGGTGACCAGCAGCGCGGACAATGCGCCGGACAGCGCGCCGCTCTTGGCGGCCTGCACTTCCACATCGCGCAGGCGGGTGTCCAGTTCTTCCAGTTTCTTGTCTTGTTTGGCGAGGTGGGCGACGATCATGTCAAGCTTGCCCTCTATGCGGCCCAAGGCCAGCAGATTGTCGTGTTCCACGTGAAACCTCCTCAGCGCTCGGCCAGTTGCTGGCAGATCACGCAGCGGGTGCAACTGGGCAGCGCGGCGCGGCGCGGTTGCGGAATCGGGTCGCCGCAATCCTCGCAGTGGCTGTAGCCGCTTTGCTGCAGTTGCTGGAAGTGGCGCGCCAGCGCCTGTTCGCGGAATTCGGTCTCCAGTTCGCTGGCGCGGTCGAAGAAGTCGGTCATGGCTGAGGGTCCTGTTGATTGAAGAGTTGTTTCAGGGCGACGAGGCGTTGTTCCAATTGCTGGCACCAGGCGCCGTAATCGGCGGCGTGGGCGAGGAGGTCTGGCGCCGGTAGCCCGCCGTCGGCGCCGGCGGCCGCGCCGGCAGCGTCAGCAGATAGGGGCTGGGCGCCGGGCAGCTCGGCGGGATAGCCGAGGAGCTGGCGGTAGAGGCGCAGGCTGTCAGGACCAAGGCCGGTAAAGCTGTAACCATCTGTGCGAGTGACATCGTCTATCCTTTGCGCTTGCTGGCGTTGCTGGTTCTGCAAGGCCTGCTGTTGTCGCAGCAGCCGGCCTTCCAATTGATCTATGCGTTGCCGCCACTGCTGCTGCAGCGCCAGCGCGGCGGCCTCTTGCTGTTGCAGCGCGAGGCTCCGGCTGGCGTCCATCTCGGCCACGCGTACCTGCAGCTGGGCTTGCCAGTAATGGCTGCTGCGCGAGCTGCCCATGGCGTAGCCGCCAATGCCCGCGGCCGCCGGTAACAGCAGACAGGCGCTCAGGCGCAGGGTGGCCAGGCTGATCATGCAGCGCTCCGGTCGCGATAGGCGGCGATCATCCGCAACGAGGCGGAATAGCCGCCCACCACGCCCAGGTAGATCAGCCACAGATCCGGGGTGAGGGTGCCGCGCCAACCGCCGACGATGAACATGGCGGTGGCGGCGGCGCAGGCGATGTTGGCCCATAGCCGGCTGTGGCTCAGGCGGCGGCTGTGCGGACTGCAGAACAGATCGGCGATGCGCATGGTCAGAACTCCTGGGAGAGTTGAAAGTGGGGGTATTCCTGAAAGGGGGCATCGGGCTGGCCGTACCAGTTCAAACCCAGCGCCTGGCCGATTTGCCCCATCAGGTGCCAGTGCGGGTGTTCGGCATCCCATACCGGTTTGCCGGCCACCAGCGGCACCACGTCGAAGGCGCGGGCGGCTGGGCTGCCGTACAGCATGGCGTTGTGGGCGGATTGGCCGGCGCGTGCCTGGGTGACGATGGCGCCGGGCTTGCTGCGGCCCTGCTGATACAGCGCGTCCTGCTCGGCGGCGGAGCGCCAGGTGCAGGTGAGCAGAGGATCCAGGCCCTGGTCGCGGCAGCGGCGCAGGAAGATTTCGGCCAGAGGTTGCAGTTGCGGGTGCAGATCGGAAATGGCGCGGCTGGCCATGCGGGGTCTCCTTGCTGGTGAATCAGTGCACCTCGTGTGGCGCCGGCGGGGTTTTCAGCACGCGCCAGATCATGCGGTCGCTGAGGTGGTAGCGCATCGCCAGCACGCCGACGGCTTCGTTGGCGCCCAGGCCTTCTATCAGCAATGCGTCGAAGTCGCGGATCAGCTGCTGGTTGCGCGCTTGGCGCAAGGCTTGGCTGCAGCGCGGGATATAAAGAATGTCGCCGCCGAAGTGGTGGGTGAGTTGTTCAGCCGCATTCTGGCCGATCACCTCGACCAGCGCGGCGAAGCGCAGTTGCCCGGCGCGACTCTGGTTTTTGGAGAAAGGCAGGGTGGTGCCGCCCAGCGCCTGTACCAACTGCAAGGTGCGCGGCATGCCAATCAGCTTTGCGACCAGTTGCATGGTGGCGGGAAGGGCGGGAAATTGCGCAGTGGTGTTCAT